CCTCATACTTTGATTTTAAGTTGGCTAAACTTATGTTGGAACCTATATTCGATTATTTGAAGAGAAAAGTTGGGATATTTATAGGTTTTAAATGGATGGATGGGGATGGACACAGATTATTTGAAATATTGAAAATTTTCAAGTATATCTTCTTCTTCGATGTCAGCAAATTTGATATGTCTCTAAAATCTGATGGACTTGGAAAATTGATGCTTATGTTTTCCTTATTCTATGATGAATCAGCTGGCAAAATAAACGCTGACTGTGTCAAGTCAATATTTAAGTTTTTAAGTGATAGAACTCAAGTGAAGGTTATGCAATGGTTTGACAAAAGATGGAGATTAGTTATTGGTATGATGTGTAGTGGAGCTTATGAGACTGCTTCTTTAAATAGCTTCTACTTATTTATGTCCATGGTGTATGTTATGCTCAAGATAGCTCAAAAGATGGGTCAAGAAGATTATGTAATTGAGCAAATAGACCTTATGATTAAATTATGTACCGAAATGAGTGTGGACCACCCTGATTATGAGAGAAATATGCGTAATCTAGACTGGTATTGTGGTGTGTATGGAGATAACGGTCTTGGTGCATCTAAAGGAAAGATGAGAAGTATTCTTACTTTGGAGAATGTTAAAAATGTATTGGAAGAGGACTTCTTTATGACTATAGACTATAAGAATTGTGGAGAGTGCGTTACCCCTTTGAGTGTTCCAGATGGAAAAGGAGGAATTAAAACAAGAGTATGGATAGCTCCTGATGGAAGGGAATTTACTAGAGCTCATGGAATATTGTTCTTGAAAAGATACTTAGTTATGTATTTCCTCCCAGATGGATCTTATATTATTGCACCTTATAAGACATCTGATCATTTCTCTGCTAGAATTGGGAAAAGTGCCAACGATATTAGAAATCCAGTTATAGAGTTAATGAGATTGCATGGATTTTTGGTGGATGTGATGATGACAAACCAACATGCCATAGAGATGATTCAAGAATATATAGACGCATTGCTAGAAATACAACCTCAAGCTTGGGAAGAACTTAAAACTAAAGGAAAAGATTTATTAGAAAATGATTTTGGGTTAAACAATTATTTCGTAAAAATGGTGCACAAAGGAATTGATTTGAGAATCAAAGATCTGTTACAAGGACCCAACGTTTATAAAATCTCATTAGAGTATCAACATAAAGTCAAGACAATGAGCAAACATCACAACAA